AGGATTTATACCTCTCCGGTCTTTGTGGCGGGGGGGGGGGGGTTGGGGGCTACTATGTGCCCACGGTGGACCAAACGGAGCTGGTGGCAGAGCTGTGGCGGGGCCCCATCGTGTCCGCCGTGCAAAATCCCGCCGTGCCCAATATGCTGGATGTCAAAATCGTCATTGATGACAGCGTGGGCAATTTTGTCTGCCGTGAGATGGGGCTTTTCAGTGAGGACGGTGAGCTCATCGCCATTTGCAACACCCCGGACACGGAAAAGGTGGCCATCTCCACCGGCGTGGACGGGCGGCTCACCATGGTCATGCACATTGTTGTGGCGGACGCCTCCGTGCTGGAGTTTACCATCATCCCCGCCCTGGACGTGGTGAGCCGGGAGGACCTGGAGCGGGCTATTTCTGAGCACAACACGGACCCCGCCGCCCATGAGGACATCCGGCAGGCCATCACGGACGCCGTGGAAACCCATGACAACGCTGCCGATGTGCACCCGGAACTCCAGAACACGGTGGGAGGCATTGACGCCCGCCTGGCTGTCCTGGAGCTGAAATACGGCACCAACATCACCGGCAACTCTTTCACCGTGACCTTTGCCGCCCTCACCGGGCTGGTGGTGACTGGCGTGTGGAATGAAACCTACCAGCGGGTGGAGTTTTAGCCATGCCCAATTATGACATCATCCCTCTGGCCCTTGACCTGCTGGAGTACACCATCCAGCGGGTCAAGGCCAAGGAGGCCGAATACCGGCAGGTCAAGGGCTACGTCATGGAAAACTGCCAGCTTGTGGAGCGGGTGCTTTACGAAAAGGTCAAGGATGACGGCAAGCCCCATTTCCCCAAATCCCAGACGTTCCACCTGTGCGCCCGGCTGGAGGACTGTGCCGCTGACATCCTGGAAAAGTGCATCTCCGCCGATGGCCGTTTCTTTGAAACGGAGTATGAGGAGCGGCTGCGGGACCTGGACGTTGTGGTGGTCAAGTGTGACACCATGCTCCAGTATATCAACCTCAGCTTTAAGAAAGGGTACATTTCCGGGGACCAATGCCACTACTGGGCGGAGATGGTCCGCCCGGTCAAGCAAAAGGCCTTTAACTGGCGGAGGAATGACGGCACCCGTGCCGCCGCACTTCGGGAGGCCAAGGCGGCCCAGGAGCTTGCCCAGATGGCGCAAATGGCCCAGCAGATTGCGGAGGCCATGCAGCGGAGCCCCTAAAGCGGATATACCAGCCAAAGGCTGTTATATTTGGGTGTGACCTATATTTTGCGTTTTCCCCGAACACGAACAACACCAACAACGCCTGGAACTTGAACTCCGATGGCAACCTCAACAACAACAACTGCTCCAACACCAACGGGTCCCGCCCCGCTCTGATGGTCAAGGCCGGACTGAGTAGGCCCAAAGCCGAAAACAGCGCCATCCATCACATCAAAGGAGGTCACATCCAGCCTTGAGTTTTTCAAGGCAAACACATTGCGCCGATGCCGCCCGCCCGGCATTGAACGGGAGGGGGCTGCTGGTCCTGTCACCCGGCACCTAAACGGCGCATGATGAGAGGATGGCCAGCCGTACAAAGACAGGAGGCCACCCGCTTGAGATTTTCCGATATTTGCACCTTTGCGGTGCTCTACGCCGCATATCTTGCCGCCCGGAGGGGCAAGCGCTCCAGAGCTGCCACGGCCCACTACGAGGCCCACCTGCTGGAGCGCATCATCAACCTGGTCTATATCCTCCGCACGAAAATATATAGGCCGGGCCGTTTCCGTGTGTTCTACGTTTTCGAGCCCAAGAAAAGGCTGGTGCAGGCCCCGGCGTTTGTGGACAAAGTGGTCCAGCACGCCATAGTGGACAATCTGCTCTATGACCGCATCACGCACAGCTTTATCCTGGATAACTACGCATCCCAAAAGGGCAAGGGCCTCCACTTCGGCCTGGACCGCCTCAAGGGCTTTTTCACGGAATACTGGAACAAATACCGCACGGCGGAGGGCTGGGTCCTCAAGTGTGATGTGCGCAAATTCTTTGCAAGTATAGACCATGACAGGCTCAAGGAAAAGCTGCAAAAGCTGGACCTTGAGCCTGTTGTTTATGACCTGCTCTGTACTTACATCGACTGCTCAGACGGCTTGCCCCTGGGCTATCAGACCAGCCAGCTCTTTGCCCTGCTATTCCTGGACGATTTTGACCACTTCGTCAAAGAACGGCTCCACATCCGCTGGTATGGCCGGTATATGGATGACTTTTTCCTCATCCACCCGGACAAGGAATATTTGCAATTTTGCCTCCGGGAAATCAAGGCCTACATGGCCAGCCTGGGGCTGGAGCTCAATGAGAAAACCCAGATTTTCCCCTTGCGCAACGGGATTGACTTTTTGGGCTTTCACACCTACCTCACGGACAGCGGCAAGGTCATCCGCAAGCTGCGGCACAGCAGCGTCAAGCGGATGCGGTCCAAGCTCCGCCGGTGGGAGCGGGACTACCCCACGGGGCAGGTCACCCGTGAGGAAATCCTGCAATCTTGGCAGGCGTGGGATGCCCACGCCGCTCACGGCAACACCTGGCTCCTGCGCCAGCAAGTGCGGGACCGTGTGCAAAACATTCTAAAGGAGGTCATCTAATGGCAACTGTCACCCTTGGCAGCAAGGCAGAGGGCTCCATCATCAAGCTCAAGGAAAACGGCGTGCTGGTGGAGTTTTACATTGCCAAGCAGAACTATGAAAGCGGGCTGAACGGAGCCGGGCGGGTGCTGGTGGTCCGCAAGGACTGTTATGACCAGCGCCAGTGGCACAGCTCCAACATCAACGCCTACGCCAGCAGCGCCATTGACACCTGGCTCAACGGCACCTACAAGAACCTGCTGGACGCCAACATCCGCACGGCGATGGGCACCACCAAAATCTACTACACTCCCGGCAACGGGAACAACAGCAAGACCACCTTGCAGCGGTCCGTGTTCCTGCTGTCCGCCACGGAGCTGGGCCAGTCCCACACCTACATGAACGCTGAGGGCACGGCGCTGTCCAGCACGGTCCTCAATCTGCTGAAAATCGCAAAGCTGAATGGCTCCGCATATCCTCAGTGGACCCGTTCCCCGCGCACGGACCGCACCGGCCACGCCTGGCTCTTGCGCTCCGGTGGCAGCCTCTACGACGGCAGCTGCTCCCGCACCGACGGGTCCCGCCCCGCTTTCACTCTCCCCTCCTCCCTCTATGTCAGCGATGACGGCTCTGTGTCCGTCAACACCGCCCCCGGCACCCCCTCCAGTATCAGCTATCCCACCAGCATCAACGGCGGCACGGACATCACCGTGAGCTGGGGAGCGTCCACGGACGCTGAGGGCAACCTTGCGGGCTATGTCGTGGAGCGGAGCACCAACGGCGGCACCACCTGGGCCCAGGTCTACCAGGGCAGCGCCCGGAGCACCACCAACAACGTGGCCTTTGGCACCGCCTCCGTCATGTTCCGGGTCAAGGCCTATGACACAGAGGGCCTTAACTCCGGCTGGAAAACCGGCAGCAATGTCACGGTGGTCAACAACCGGGCCCCCTCCGCCCCCGGCTCCATCACGGTGCCCGCCGCCGTCCGGGGCGGGGCCACCCTGCCCATCTCCTGGACCCGTGCCACGGACAGCGATGACAACCTCAGCGGCTATGAGCTGGAGCGGAGCGTCAACGGCGGCGCATGGTCCCAGGTCTACAAGGGCTCCGCCCTGACCTTTACGGACACCATCACCGCCGGGTGGAATACGGTGGCCTACCGTGTCCGGGCCTATGACACGCTGAACGCCACCAGCGCCTATGTCACCAGCGACACCCGCACGGTGGACAATAACGCCTATCCCGTCATCACCAGTGACACGGCCTCCGGCACGGACCTGGGCACCAAAAATGAGGGCTTTGCCCTGACCTACAAGGTGACCGATGCGGACGGGGACACCGTGACGGTCAAGGAGTATCTGGACAACGTGCTCCAGCGGTCCTATACGGCCACCCTGGGGCAGTCCAACACATTCCAGGCCGTCACCGCCGCCAACTATCAGAAAATCCTCAACGGGGCCCACACCCTCAAGGTGGTGGCCAATGACGGTAAGGCGGACAGCGCCCCCTATACCGTGACCTTTACCAAAAAGGTCACCAGCGCCAGCATCACCCTGGCGGAGCCCCTGGAGGCCGATGACGCCATCACCGTCATGGTCCTCAACGTTGCGGGCGCTTTGCCCGCTGACGCCGTGCTCCAGGTGCTGGTCACCAACAACGCCAAGGACACCACCCCCGTGTGGGAGGACGCCACGGCGGACATCAAGAGCGGAGCCAACCATGTCTTTGAGAACAAGACCGCCGCAAATGGCTTTGCGTTCAACTTCAAGCTGAACGTGAGCCGGGGGGCCAGTGACACCGGCGGCTATATTTCCAGCATCGGAGGTGCCTTTGAATGAGCGTTGAATACACCCAGAATAGCCTCAAGGCCATCAATGAGGCCAAGCTCTACGCCAAGCAGCGGGAGGACGCCGCCGCCATCGCCTTTGTGGTGCTGGCGGAAAACGGCCAGATTGACGCCGTGACCGCTGCCGAACAGTCCACCCTCTTTGCGGAGTGGGTGCCCGGCGTCAACTACGCCGTGGGCAACCTCCGCCGGTATGGCGGCACCCTTTACCGCTGTGTCCAGGAGCACACGTCCCAGGAGGGGTGGGAGCCGGACAAGGCCGCCTCCCTCTGGGCGGTGACCTCTGACCCGGCGGAGGAGTGGCCCGCCTGGAGCCAACCCCTGGGGGCCCATGACGCATACAGCGCCGGGGCTAAGGTGAACCACAAAGGCAAGCATTGGACCTCTACCGTGGACGGCAACGTCTGGGAGCCCGGCGTCTATGGCTGGGATGAGGTCACCGAATAAGGAGGGGGACATCATGGTCATTGAGCTTTCTGTCGGGGGCCTGGTCACGCTGCTGGGCCTCCCCACCGCCATTACTGCCTTTTGTTTTTGGCTGCTCCAGCAGCGCATCACAAAGCGGGACAAAGCCCAGGAGGAGCGGGAGCGTGCCCGTGAGAAAAATGAGGTGCTTATCATCAAAGGGGTGGGGGCCGCCATCGCTCTGGGGGAGGCTACGGCGGAGGCCGTCCAGCGCATCCCGGACGCACACTGTAACGGTGATATGCACGCCGCCCTGGAATATGCCCGCAAGGTCAAGCATGAACACAAGGAATTTTTGACGGAGCAAAGCGTCCAGGCGCTTTACTGAGGAGGGCGGCATTGGATGGAGTTTTCCAAGAAAATGCTGGTGCTACACATCTTCATCTCCGTGGTCCTGTGCGCCATCACCGTGGCCGGGACCCTCCGGGGGTGGGATGTTACCGCCATTGCCGTCCTTGCGGGCACCTCCCTGGTGACAGACGGAACCTGGGGCGGCTTTTACCTGTGGAAGTCCAAGAACGAAAACCGGGCTAAATATGCCCAGCGCTTTCTCAACCGCTTTGCGGACAAGTATGGGGCGGACATCGCCCTCCGTGCGGCTGAAATCGTGCTGAAAGACTAAAGGAGGAAAGACATCATGAGCAAAATGAAAGCCCAGACCCTTGTGGACAAGGTGGTGGACATCGCCAAGAACCACAAGACGCTCTATGTCATGGGGTGCTTTGGGGCTCCCCTGACCGGCAGCAACGTGACCCGCTACTGCAACAATCACAACTACAACAAGGCGGCTGACCGCACCCGGATGATTAAGGCCGCCGCCAATCAGAGCCCGCCCGTGTACGGCTTCGATTGTGTCAACCTCATCAAAGGCGTGCTGTGGGGATGGTGTGGTGACCCCTCCCGGACCTACGGCGGGGCCGCCTACCCCACCAAGACCACGCTGGCCGCCGGGGCCTGCCCGGATGTGGGGGCGGACAGCATGATTAAGCTGTGCAAGGACGTGAGCACCACCGGCTGGGCCTCCATGCTGCCCGGTGAGGCCGTTTGGTGCTCCGGGCATATCGGCGTCTACATCGGCAACGGCCTGGCGGTGGAGTGCTCCCCCAGGTGGGAGAACAAAGTGCAAATCACCGCCGTGGCCGGATGCGGCAAAAAGGCCGGGTACAACACCCGGACCTGGACCAAGCACGGCAAGCTGCCCTGGGTGGACTATACGGGGGCCGTGGCGGGCGGGAGCGCCGGGGAGGTGTCCAAGCCTACCCAGCCCACGGAGAGCACCCAGGGGCCCGCTGTGGGGGCTGTGGTGACCTTTACCGGCTCCCACCACTATGCCAGCTCTGGCAGCACCAACGCCAAGAGCTGCAAGCCCGGTGAGGCCAGGGTCACCGCCGTGGCCAAGGGTGCCCGGCACCCCTATCACCTCATCAAGACCACCGGCAGCACCTCCACGGTCTACGGCTGGGTGGACACCGCTGACATCGCCACGGATGCCTCCGCCGCCATCGTCAAGGGCTCCACCGTCAAGGTCAAGGCCGGGGCCAAGACCTACACCGGCGGCGGCCTGGCCTCTTTCGTCTATTCCAACACCTACACGGTGCTGGAGCTGAATGGGGACCGGGCGGTCATCGGCCAAGGCAAGGCGGTCACCGCCGCCGTCAACATCAAGGACCTCACCCTTGTGGGGTAAAAATAAGGAGGATAATCATGGAAAGCATTTTTGACTGGTCCGTCATTCTCAGCATCGTGGGCGTCCTGGTGGTGCTCACCAACATCATCGTCCAGGTGCTCAAAAAGCTCACCTGGGACCGGCTCCCCACCAACGTCCTGGCCGTCATCGTGGCCATGGGCCTGACCCTGGCGGCGTTCTTCGCCTGGAGCCAGGTCAAGGGCCTGACTGTGGTGTGGTACATGGTGGTGGCCGCCGTTGTGGTGGGCTTTATGGTAGCCTATGCGGCAATGTTCGGCTTTGACAAGCTGCGGGAGGTCATCATGCAGCTTGAGAAGAAAAAGGAATAAAGCCCCCCCCCGGCGGGAAATGCCCCTGTGCGGCCCATAAAGGCACCCACAAGGGCCGTCAAGGGCGGGAGGGGTAAAGATACCCCCACCGCCCTGACCGGGGCTGTTTTTTCCAATGGAAAAAAGCCGGAGGGGCCTGTGACCTCTCCGGCTTTTTGTGTTTACGGCATGAGGACTTTTGTGTCCCTCACCACTTTGTCATAGGTGTCCTCAACGTCTAAAAAATCAGTTTTGTGGGCCTCCAGTTTTGCCAAATAGGCCTCCATCCTTTTACGCTGTCCAGATGGCGTTTTTAACAGCATGGCCTCCGTTGTTTCTTTTATGTAGCTGTTTTCAAGAAATGCAATTTTTAAGTCTCTCACACTGGAGAGCACCTGGTCACACGTTTTGCTTGTCCCCGGTAAAATCCCTTTGCACCCCGCTTTTTCGGCTTGTAGGAGGGTCAACGCTGTCCGCTGTGCCAATGCCAACCGGCTGGTGAATGTGTCAATATTGGCCGTCTGCTGGGCCAGCTTGAAACTTTCAGATAGGATGCGCACATCATTTTCTATCTGCTCTTTCGTGTAATAGGCCCGCATATCCCGCAATGTTTCCTCCGGCGCATCCGGCGTGTATTGGCTGGCCTCCGCCTGTTGCATAACATACCCGGCGGGCCCTGCTGTTGCGCCATGCTCTGCTTTCTTTTTCCGCAACAGCAAAAACGCTGTCACAGCAAAGAGAATGACCATTATGACGTACTCTGGCTTAAAATCCGTAAAGCAGGCCACAATCCCGCCAAGCGCTCCCAGAGCAAAGAACGCACCCCAGAAAACACAAATGCAACGCAACAGTTTTTTCCAAAAACTGCTCATCTTTTTGCCCTCTCTTTCTTGTTCTTTCTTGACCTTTGCAAGCTCCATTATATCCAGCACCCCTCGAGGTGTCAAGTAACAGAGCCTATTTGATAATGACTTGACGGCCATGCAAAGTATAATTACTTTGAAAGGAGGCGCTGCGGATGATTGCGGAGAAAATAAAGGCGTTAAGAGAGGCACGGGGCTGGACGCAAGCGGAGCTTGCCCGCTATATGGGCATCACCCGCAACGGTGTGAACTCCTGGGAGCAAGGGCTTTCCATTCCGTCCCCTGCCAGCATCGTGGAACTGGCAAAGACCTTTTCCGTATCTACGGACTACCTCCTGGGCCTGGAGCCCCTGGCCAGCATCAACGTGTCCGGCCTTGACGAAAAGGACGTTGCAACGCTGGCCATGCTTGCGGACCGGCTGAGGGCCACAAAGGATTAAAAAATTGCCCGGCAAAATTTCTTTTTGCACGGGCTTTTTTCTATCTTGACATTATATACCTTTTGGTATATAATTCGTTTATAAACATCAAAGGAGGCCGCACCTGTGGACAGCAGACTAAAAACAGCCCGCCTTGCACATGACCTGTCACAGTCACAATTAGCCAAGGCCGCTGGCATCAACCTCCAAATGCTCCAGCACTATGAGCAAGGCGTGAGGGACCTGAGTGGTGCCAAGCTGGCCACGCTGCTCAAGCTGTGCAGGGCGCTCCAGTGTTCTTTAGAGGACATCCTGCCAGACGGAGAAACAACGGAGCTATTGAGGCTATACACAGCAGAGCAAGCGGGGTGAACAGCCCCGCTTTTCTTATTTTCTGGAGGTGCTATAAATGAACCACAAAGGAGCCACCCATTTCACGCTCAATGACCGGCAGACCCTGGAGCGGATGCTGAGAAAAGGCTTTTCAAAGCCTGCTATTGCGGAGGCCCTGGGCAAGTGTGAACGGTCTATCTACTATGAAATAGGCCGGGGCCTGTGCGTCCAGCGCACCACGGACCTCATTGACGTTGAGGTCTATTGTGCGGACGTGGCACACCGCAAATACAAGGCTTTCCTCAAGGAAAAGGGCAAGGAGCTCAAAATCGGCCATGACCACGCCCTGGTCAAGCGGCTGGAGGAGCTCATCATGGTCCAAGGCTTTGCCCCTGGTGCCGCCCTTGCGGAAATCCGAAACAACGGGGAGAAATTTGACACGGAAATCTGTGAGAATACGGTCTATAATTACATCTACCGTGGGGACGTGTTCCTTTTCCTGACCCCGGAGCACCTGCATGACAAGGGCCGCCGCCACTACGCCGCCAAGAGTAAAAAGGAGGCCGCCAGGGCTCCCCGTGGCCAGAGCATCGAAAAGCGCCCGGAGGAGGTCAAGAGCCGGGGCAGCTTTGGCCACTGGGAGATGGACAGCGTCATGGGGTGCAAGGGCTCCAAGCAAGCCCTCCTGGTGCTTACAGAGCGGCGGACCCGCATGGGGATTGTCTTGCTGGTGGAGGACCACACGGCGGCCAGCGTGGTCAAGGCCATCAACGGCCTGGAGCGGCGCTTTGGCAAGCTGTTCTATAAACTTTTCAAGAGCATCACCGTTGACAATGGCTGTGAGTTTCAAGACTTCGAGGGCATAGAGATGTCCCACCGGCGCAAGGGCAAGCGGACCATCGTGTTTTTCTGCCACCCATACAGCGCTTTTGAAAGGGGCTCCAATGAGAACATGAACCGGCTGATTAGACGGTTTTTCCCCAAAGGCACCAACTTTGATGAGGTCACAAAGGAGGAGGTGATGGCAGCGGAGCGGTGGGTCAACAACTACCCCCGCAAGATACTGGGCTGGAAGTCCGCCGCCATGCTCTTTGACCAGGAGCTCCAGGCGGCGTGACGCCTTGACCCCATACAAACGTACCAGCCGAATGGGATTGACCCATCCGGCTGGCTTGCCATGTCATTTTGTTGTGAAAACGCATAAAATCCGCCCGCCCCGCTTGTGCAGGGGGCTAATTTTTCTTGACTTTTGCAAATTTCTCTTGACTTTTAGGTCGGCACCCCCTATGATTAGTTTGCAGGCACCCGAAAGGGGCCAGCAAGCTAATTTTTTTTATTCCTTAATCCAAAGAAAACCGTCAAGGAGGGCCAAAAAATGAAAGTTACCAGCAAGCAGGAGGCCTGGAACAAGGTCAATGAGATTTTCCCCACCGACTATGAGCAGGACCTGGGCAGCAGCGACCGGGCGGGATACCCCATCTATCGGAGCACCGCTGAGGGTCACTACTATGACTACATCTGCGACCTGGGCAACCGCCTGGAGGTCAACCTGGACAGCTCCCACCTTGCCACGGTCA